TCTTCTCTGTCGAGGCATTTGTCCGAACTGCGAAATACTTGGTCTGGTTTGTCTGCGTAGCCGTAGCTCCCGCAGGTAAACCAAATACGCGCTGTGGTTCCGTCCAGTTTTGGCGATTCTTGCGGCGAACCGCATTTTGGGCAGTTGTTCATCAGTATCTTTTTTGCAGGGTCTTGGTTGTTTGCGTGGTGATCGTCTTCTTTGAAGGTCGGGTAAAACGCCACGCAAAGCGCATCAGTAGCTGCCTCCTCCGTGGCTGCGCAGGATGTCGCCTTCGACGTTGATGGCGTCGGAGAGGCAAACGTATCTCAGGAGGTCTACAAAATCTTTTACAGCACCTAGCTTTTTGTCCGCGCCAGTATAAGTCTGCAGCGCATAAATGACATTTTTGCAGTTCTCTGAGATGTAAAGCCTTGGCTGGTTGATTGCGTCAACTGGCTTTTCGGGATTATAGGACAGCGCGTCGTTAATCATGCTGACGCCTTCGTCGATGCTGTCGCCCGGTGTGGCGGTGAAGTGCATATTCAAGTCCGCCATGTCATCAATGAGGGTCGATGGCGACTCCTTGCCTAAATTTCGGGCGTGCCCATAGCGACTGTCCATCCAGCGCTCGAAAATTTCTTCGCCGCCTTCGACGCGCAGAATTTCTTCTTTGTAACGCTGCAGCCCAAAGCCAAAATTCTGCTGCGCAGGACCGGGTTTGCCGTCGAGCTTTTTGCCATCCGGCAGCGCCCACTCGCCGGCATAGCCCACGCCTTCGATGTATGACGTTTGGTCGGGCCACTCGCGGTAGACAACGATGCGGCCGGTAATATCGTGAACAGTCCAAAGCATGGCCCAATTTTTGCCAGACGCCGGATCGACCCAATGATAGCGAGTCCCATTTGGTACGTTGCTGTGCCGGATGACGTGAACCTTCGGGTTGAACAGCGGGAAGCGGCCAGAATGCGCCTTGGTGGGGATTCCGTAGGCTCGCTCTAGGATTTTTTCTCGGGTTTCGCTTTGCAGCTCCTTTTTCATCCGAGACCAGCCAGCCCAGGGATTTAGCTTGGTGTGAAAATAAATAATGGGCCGACCCTTCGGGTTGATTTGCTCAATGGGCACTTGCTCAAAGCCGACAACCTTGCCCTCGGCGTTTTTCCGCTCTAGCAACTCAGCATCGACAGTGACAACGTCTTTGGCGCCGGACAAGTAGTCGGCCACGATAGGCGTCCAGCCCTGCACCGGGGTAAAAGTAACGGCCAACTTGCCATTTCGGTCTACCAAGCGGAAGCGGATCGTGCTGAGAACGTCGAGCGCGCCCATAGCCTCGTCCATCCAAACCATATCGACCTCGCCGCCCTCGAGCGTGCTCGGATCTTGCGAATAATTGCGAAAAATGCACTGTGCTGAGTTTGGCGCGACCCACTTGGATTCTGAGAAGCCATTCTTAATTGTGTAGGATATTGCCGTGACGGCTGATTTCCTGGCGTTTCTCCACTCTGGCGGCATGTATTTCCAGACGCGGGGCTGCTGAAGCTCAACGCTGTTGGCGGCAGTCAAAGAAAAGCACCACACGACCGCTCCAGGCTTGTTGTACATCGTCTTGATGACTTCTTTCGCCGCCCATTCCGTTTTTCCCGAGCGGTTTCCGCCGAGCACCAGAATCTCGCGGTGCTTTTCCAGCAGCTCGGACGCGCGCTTCCACACCGGCGGGATGTAGCCATAGCGGAACGGGTCACTGGCCTCGCGGGCGATCAGCTCTTCGCGTGTTTTGAGATATTTCCAGCCTTCGTCCGGCCCCAGTTTTTCGAGCAAGTCGAGATCGACCTGCATGACTGGGTGCGGTGTGGGCTTGAAGCGTGTCTGGTGCTCGTTCACGGAAATAAAATGGGCGCTGGCTGGTTGACGCTCGGACCCTCCCCAGGGCCGATTTTGTTAAGCCGTGCCAGCGCCCAAAATGTCCAAAGTCGGATTCTCTGCGGCAGCGAGCTGGTCGATGCGCGCGGTCAGCCACCGGCCGTTGTCTTCGCGGCAGACAGTGACGTAGTCGTTTTCGAGGCCACCCTGCGCGACAACGTAGAGCACGCGGCAGGTGCCGATGCCGTCTACCTCAACGCGGAAGTTTTGCGGGGGCCAAGAGATCATTGGAGATTTGAAATTTGAGATTTCAGAAAGTGAGGCAGGGCCACCGGCATTTCAGCGCCCAGACGCGCATTGGAGCCAATGATGGTTAGCGTTCCCTGCCAGTGGCCTCCTACACCGGCAACCAAAGCCGGTTCAGAGGCATTGTTTTGCCGAGCACGGTGCGGCCGCACCTTTTCAGCACGCGGGTTGCCAATCTTGCGGCACACCATACGGTGACCTCCCGAGATCGATGTGGCGGGTCGAAGCCCTGCTTCACTGCCGCTCATCCGTCCTACCATGCTGCCCGGACAAAGAGTGTGCAGGCACCCCACTCGTCTCGCTCGGCGGGGCTGGGCATAACGGCATGCGCCGCGGGACCACACCACATGGAATCCCGGCGAAAGCCCGATTGAGCCTGCAGGTTGTAAATCATTTTGCTGACCTCTTCTTGCGCATCTCGGCACAGAGGGCGTCGGCTTTTTTCTTGGCGGCCTTGGCAACCATGGAGGCGCGCAGCCCCTTGAGGCGCATGATCTCGTTGTCAATGGCTTGGATCTCTGGCGTCATAATTTTGTACTTCTCCATAAAGTCAGGGTTGGCCGTTCACGCAGATGTAGAGGAAGCCAAAATTGGCAAAACTGTATCCGGCAAAGGCCACGGCGAGGCCGGCGTTTCCTTCGCGCCAAAAGCCCACCGCAGTGATGGCGTAGCAGATGGTGGTGATGACGAGCGGGGTGAAGGTCATTCCGCGTCCTCCTCCTTGCCGCAGCGGATGGCCCAGGCAAACATGGCGCCGTAGGAAGCCAAGGCGCCGAGCACTATGCCTGCGGCGAGGCCGATGAGGATGTAGCCGGCGGCGGTCACTCGTGGACGCGCCTCCATTTGTCTTTCCACATCGACCTCGCCATCGTGGCGGACTTCTCAGCGACTGCTTCCTCGCTCATGTCGGGGCAGACATGGTGGAGCAGCTCATGCAGAACCGTGTCTAGCTCGTCCGCGCCGGATTGGCGGGGATCGATGTAGACTTTGCCGTCGCCCATGGTCATGCCGTCCGCTTTTTCGCGGCCGAGCTTCTTGCGGACGATTGCGATGGTTCTGCGCGGGGGCATTAGGCGGCTTTCTTCGCCATGAGCTGGACGTAGTGGAGGTTGAGGCGGGCTTGGAAGACCTTCCAAAACGGCTCGGCGCTGAACATCCAGGCGACTTCAAAGTCATCCGGGGATTCTTTGCCGATGCGGACGATGCCGCGGCGCTGGACTTTCATGTCTGGGCGGTTTTCGTTCCAGAGCTGCTCGTAGCCAGCGAGCTGGACTTTGTGCGCGCCAACGATGGCTTTGGATGTCTTCCAGTCGAGGAGGACGATCTTGCCGTCACGGTCGCGGCTGGGTGCGTCGATGGTGCCGCCGAACAAGTAAGTTTCGCTTACAAGTTGAACCTCCGGCTCAATGACGGTGAGACCTTCTTCGTCCCACCAGCGCTTGAAGTTGTTGAACGCGATGGTGGCTTTCTCGACATCCGCGGGGCTGAACTCGGAGAGATCGGCAACGTGGTTGTGCAGGAAGCACTCAATGAGGAAGTGCGCGATGGTCCCGATGTCGGCAGCCTTGTCGCGGACCTTCCGGTAGTCTTGGCCTTCCATGCCGAGCTTCCACGCCCAGTGGATGAGTCCGCTGCTGTCCTCGCCGATCTTGGCGATGGTTGAGGCGCCGGGAACGTCGGTGCCGTCTGCCAACGGATACTTTTGGTGGGCGCGGGTCTTTTCGAGGCGGACGATTTTGCGTCCGCATTCAGTGAAGCGATCCGGCTCGGCGGGCTTGGTGGCTTTGGAAGGGGAGCGGCGTTTTGCCGCCCCCCTTTTGACTGTGGTGTTTTTGGCTGGCATGAGGGTTACCAGGTGATCTCTTCGTCGTCCGTGCCGGTCTTGCGTGCGGCGGGCTTGGCTTCCGAAACGTCGAAGCCGTAGGCCACGGCGCTGCCGCCGTCGCCCCAGGTGACGAGGTCATGCACCATGACAGCCTTGGGCTGCAGTGTGATGCCGGCGCCGAGCGTGCCCGTGTACCAGCAGTAAGGCACGACTGCGACTTGGATTTTGCTGCCGCCGCCGACATTATCGGTGATGATGTCGCCAGAGGCGTTGAAGAGCTTCGGCGCGCGGCTATACGTCTCGCCGGCTTTGTCTTTGCCCACGGCTTTGACCTTGAGCTTCAACTGGACGAGACCGTCATTGTCTTCCCACGGAGCTGCGTGGAGCTTGAGCTTGTCTTTTTTCAGCTCGGCTTTTTTCTCGGCGACGAACGCGGAGAAAAGCTCCTCAGCTTGCTTGATGAACGGTTCGGCTTCCTCGGCGGTTAGCTCGAGGTTGACTTTGAACACTCCCACGTCGTCGAACTTGGTGTCGGGACGGTTGAGGTGAGGATAGCGGGCGATGCCCACGGGTGTGGTTAGGGTTTTGTTTGGCATGTTATGCGTTGGTTGGTTGTGTTTTTGGTTGGACAGGAAAATCGGAATGACGCATGAGGGCGCAGAAGTCGCGCAGCGTGAGGGTGACGAGCGTGTCGCTGTGGTCGCGGCGGTGGACGACTGCGGAGTATTTGTATTTGCCGGGACCGAGGTCTTTGTT